AGGCTAGGACTAATTTTACGGTAAAAGAAAGGTCGTTAAACCAAAATTCCGAAATTAGCTCACTATTCGCCAACAGAAACATCTGTGCATGAATAAGTGTTAAAACTCGACACACCATTGTTATACGCTTGTACGTGAGCTCGATTGCCCTGACGCTCGTCCACCATAGATGTATAGCAACTACAGTAGAACTGGAACTTCCAGCACCGAACTTTTAAACTGGTTTCTCAGGCCAGATGTTCAGACAGAGTGGACAAACCTGCGAGTTCGTATTGAACGCGACGGATAAAGTGGAGAAAAACACAAAAACACACAACTGAAAACAATAAACAGAAACAGACAAGTGCACGTCGCATAAAATATAGAAGAGGAAAAAAAACACCTCATCAAAAAACTTTGCGCACGACATAAATTATTAAGTTTGGCAGAAACCGAGAAAATAGCACACAATACCGCTGCAAGGTAAGGTGATTAAATTAATGAAAACAAAAACATACATAGAAATAAAATCAAAGAGGAACCATAGACATCGAACCCACATAACTAATGACATAAAGAGCAGTATTAGAGGTTATCCAACCGAAAGGACAAGAAACAATATCACCAACTTTAAGTGTAACAATGGCTTGAGCAGCACAAGTAGAAAGCTGATCAAAGCCAGAAATATCACCTAATATAGTGTTTTGTAAAATATTTGTCAAAACAGAAGAAGAATTAACCCACATATCCTGCCAAAGAGATATGGCCTGTCCAACAGCAGTACCACCATTGGTGGTAATATTACCAAGGGCATTAAGAACATACTTACCTGGAGCAGTAATTATCCAAGAAGTAGTCTGTAAGGATGAATTGGCACTATTTTCGGTAACACCAATAAGATTCGGGAAAGACGTAAAAGAAGATATTCCAGAATAATAATTGGTGGCCGCAAAATTGCCAAAAGTACCAACATTGGTAACTGATAAAGTGTCAGACAAACCAACAGGTTGTCAAAGTTGAGTGAACGAAATAGAACAATTATTAAAAGCAGAACCAGAAGCGTAAACACACTCCACTTGCATAGCAAGGGAAGTGCCCCACACGGCAGTATTCCAAACTATTGAAGGTGAATAAGCTGTCATGTAGGTAGTATAACCTCCCGGATCACCAATAATACTTGCCGTCATACCAGCCTGCTTAATTAGACCAGTATCAGCTGTAACAACATTAGATAAAACACAATTTCCACCAGTAACATTAACAGAAGTGTTGAAAGAATGAGCACTATATGTAATCAAATAAGTTCCAGGGGGCAAAGTAAATAAACCCACCGAACTAAGAGTAATATTACACTGATTAGTAACAACAACCGGGTTATTGGCAGCAAGAAACTGAGCAACATAAACGGTAGTAGCAGCAGCTGGTTCACCAGCAACAGGAGAGGCAAAAAGAGAATAAGCACCTGCATTAGCAGAAGAAGAAGAAGAAACAAGAACAGGAGTATCTAATGTCAAACGATATCTAACATGTAACTCACCAACAGCAGTAGTGGCAGCACAGTTATAAGTCGAAACATAGAGATTACCCTTGTCATAAAGCTTCAAATCAGTATTGGCAGGTTGAAGACCAGGACGAATATAAATAGAAGGTTGTTTAGCAAATTCCGCAACAGAAAGTTTAAGAGAGTTATGACCTTTATCACAAGGCATCCACTCTTTATGAGGATCTGTGTCGAGAACTTGAGTACGAGTAGTAGGAGCATTATCAGTACAGTCATAATCAAAAGAAAACATGACCATGCCTGACGTACCATTAGAATTGTACTCACTAACAAGACGCTTATAATAAAATTCGATGTAGTCACCTGGACCAAAATGATATTTCTCCCACAAAGGAGCAACGGTGGAACCCCAAGGAAAAGTTTTAGCTTGACCAATATTACAGGGATATTGAGTAGTGGCAAACGCAACTGAACCAAGGATATCACCGACATATTCATCTTCCTCAATCACTGTTTTATGACGGGACATACCACTTCCCAAGTTGGCTCGGATACCTGAGCTAGACTTGGTTTTGTGATTGGAACGCTTTGCTGAAGAGGCAATTGACGCGATTGTATCACGTACTGCTTTCTTGAACTTAACGTTCTTGGCGGGAGGATGTTGTGCCTTAGCGATACCGGCAATGGCTCCGAGAGCCTTTGAGATTGATTTTTTTGCATGTTTGGACATGACATTAATTTAAGAGAGTAGACAGACAAAGAAGACGAAAGAGAAGGATAGATAGAGAAGAAAACGAGAAAAAGAATTAAACCGTTGTGTTAACACTGTGATTGTAAAATAACATTAATGGGCAGAGGCAAAGGTGACCGAAATTTTAGAGGTGAAGGCAATTAAATCCATTCACTTACAAACCGGCCCCAATAACCCCACTGGCTTTTGCCGGGAGCCCATGGTTAGGGTTTACAGACTCAAGTCAACGGGATCAAACCCAGAAAAAAGTTTCCACAGATCAGCATCAGTTTTATAATTTTTCCAAGCCTCAAGAACCTTAGGTGTAAGAGGAACCAATACACGGAGATAGTCAAGAAGGTCGGAAAACCATTTACGACATGATGAGCAAGCAAATGTTTCATTACGAAGACCACACGCACGAATAATAGTCATTTCGGGTGTTTGGGCAATATTGTAAATCAACATATTTGTACGCATACGCTCACAGTCAATAATGGGAAGGTACATAGCATGACCGAGGCTAGGTATATCAGTAAGCTGAAAACCATGACCAAGGAAAGTACATTCACTATTGTGACGATAATCTTCAGACGCAAAAGTATACTCCATATCAATAGAAGCAGCATGCTTACGAATAGCAGCCACATTCCAATGACACTGAATAGACGGATGCGCCGTCTCATTGATATCATCACCGCAAATACATAAAACCAAAAATTCATGAAACTTCTCGTAAGTGTGATAATCCTTAGGCATTATACGATGCCACAAGACTACCATATCCATAAAGTTTTTGTAAAGATTGTCAGGAGTTGTATTGCCGTGTCCAGACGGACCGCCCGTAACACGACCATAAACATGACCATCAACATTGACTAAAGGAGAACGAGTAAGTTCTTTATAAAGGTTTATAAGCCTTGCTTTATTTTCAGGCGTTCGATACTCAGGTGCGAGCATACGCCATCTAAAAGCAGCTATTTTATCAAAACAGTATTCACGATAACGACCATCAAACTGAACACCATCCAGCTCTATCGTATTCGGACCCCCCCCGAAAGCGGACATGCGATCATTAAGACGATGCATACCACCTTCGAAGAGGTTCATCCCAAGAGCACCAGAGTGTTTGAGATGTGTAGCAGTCAACTTGCGATTGTGATCTAATGAGAGTCGCGCGGAAGCCGTGACATGGTTAACATCCATTGCAATAATGGTGCGAACCTTGTCATTATCAACCTTCTCGCGCGGACGGATTTCCTCCTTAATGCTAACAGAGCAAAGAGACCTGATATAATCAGGAGTACTCAAAACATCATAATATTTAGCAAAGAAGTCAACATCTGGTGACATCCAAAAGTCTGCCTTAAAAGTATAAGACAACGACCAAGGATAACCAGGAGACTTCATAGGATTAAACCATTCTAAACAATCATCATAATCAACAACAATAGAATTACCTACATACAAACCGAATTCTTTGTCTAGCCATTCCCCAGCTACGTCATATAAACAACATATCTCGGGCGAGAAGGGTTGCGCTGCACGGTCGTAGCGCTTTAATGCATTAATAGATTGCCCCAATCTCTTAGGCGTAACAACATATCTATTAAGAACGGAAGGGTCTTCACCAATCGAACGAATGTACGAATCAACCAGAGAGTCATAGTAATTAGGCTCTTTGGGATTAAACACACGAAACAACCGACCGATACATGGGAGAAACTCACCAATATCAGAAGCAGTTGATTTCACACGTCGCACAAGGGATGATGGGTAAGGCGCCAGAATTAAGTCAAGTGTGTCCGGCGCCGCTACTAGTTTTTTGACAGACTAGAAGCGGGTTGTTCACCATTCAACACTTCACCAAAAAGTTTCTCATAAGTAAGATCCTTAGTGTAGGCATTGTTACACCACTTCGGAGTGAAATTCTTAACCTCTTCCAACCAAGCATCATTGCAAGGATAAAAAGCAGGCTCGGTCTTGGCATTGGTTGAACCAACACCATGAAAGCCGAGAATAGCACCATCAGAAGCAGCAGTGTAAACAGCACCACAGGCCCCCCCCAAAGAGGAACCAGTATAATGGACCAGAACCAATGAACTGTCTTTACCAAATTTAACAGAATCACCCACAGAACCAGTAGAAGCTAAACGCTCACCATCTCGATTTAACCACGAGAGAGTGGCTTGTTCCTTCTGAATAGGTGTGCGATAATTTTGCATCTTATTGTATTTCACATGGGCCCCAGCTGGTGGAGCAAACCACAACTGGTCAGGCATCGCTTTACAAACATAGGATTTATCAGAAAGAGGATAATATTTTCCTTCCTTCAAAATCTCAAGTTTAACAGCAGCGACAGCCACATGACGAGGAACAATAATCATATTATTGACAGTATAACAATTGGCGAAAGACTCAGTACCAGCAGTGTCAGTTCGTCGTACCACATAAGTCGTGGCCAGCTTATAAATTGCATGGCCAGGACGAACATGTTCAGGTTTTCGTTTCGGAGTGGAGGATTCCTCAACTTCATCAGAACGTAGATTCCCAGAAGCTGATCGCATAGTGTAATCAGCTCTATCAATGGCGGTTTGATCCGCCAGTTTACCAGGACTAACATCAAAAGGGGAACGCTCTTCACCTCCATGTCGAGCAATATCGCGGCGATTAGTGCCACGATCTTTCTTTGCCTTCTTCCACTTCTTGCCAGATTTACCCGGCATTTCAGCGAAATATGGAAAATAAGACTCAGGAAGAAACTTAGAACGAAAATAGTACAACAAACCAAGCACCAGGACCGATCCGCCTAGAGCAAAAGCAAACTTATTGCTCCAGCAATACTCGCCCGCACGAATCAAAAAACTCTTAGTATAAGAGAAGAATCGGCGTAGCGAGGCAGATAAGCGATTGAAAACATCTTGTGACTTAGACGAGACATAACCAACGCCCGCGCGACCAGTTGTAACTCCTGAGCTCTGCAACTCAGTAATTTGCTGTTGCTGGGGACTAGATCTACTAAAGACCGAAGTCATCTTAGACCAAATACCACCAGAACGGCATTTTTTGCAACTTGAGTGTACTTTAGCGTCATATTCTCCACCACAACGACAAGGACTCCAATCAGGAGAATTGTCAGGGATGGGGACATCGGCGTTGCATAAGCAACCATCAACTTGACACACATCACACTCAGCAATCACGCTAAATCGACCAGGAGCACTAACGCTCACAGACGGGTCGGAGGGAGGTTGTAAGACATCAGACGGATAACGAATAACACCACCACCTAAAGTGGTGGGAATCTTAACCGTTAAACCTTTACACTTAGTCCTAGACACATTAACCTTGCCCTTAGTTTTAGAGGATTGCGCCTCAACTTTCTCATCAGACTCATTCTCAGAATCAGAAGCTTCAACAAAATGGACCTTCATAGGCTTAGAAGTCTTAGAAACAACAACAGGGGGCGAAACCGCCTCACACTCTTGCCTAGTAAGCTTCAAAGCTGATTTAAGCTTAGCCCTTAATTTCGGGTCATTGCTCATTTCATCTAATTTTGCTTGAAATTTAGCAAAAAAATCCTTTTTATCAAAATCATGCTTGGAAATACGCTCATGGGCCTCAGCCTTAGACTCAGACTCTTCATCAGAGTCATCACTGTCAAATAAAGCGAGTCCATCCTCAATCATGCCTAAAGCATAACCGGCCGTACGGTACTCTAGGACAATAGCCCTAATGAAAAGACCAATGTCACTAGCAGTGCCACCAATAAAGCCAAGAGGAGCAATTCCAGCAAAGATAAGATAACGTCGGAGCAATTTCCATTTCTTTTTAAGTTTCTTATCCGCAGCTTTAGACTCAGGAGAATTAGCAGGACAACTACGCCACCAGAGGTAAGCACCAATGGCAGAAACGAGCAAAATACCAATAACTCCAGACTCAAGTGCTGTTGGCTTGCGGATGCGAAATCTTTCAGCGCCAACCTTAATAACAACATAGTCGAAATAGGAGCGCAAATACGAGCGAACACCAACGAGAAAGCTAATTCCAACGAGAACTCCAAC